CCGCTGCACCGCCACCCCACGCGCCTTCGCCAGTGTTAGCGTTGGTTGGCGCTGCTGCACCACCACCGCCGCCACCCATCGAGCCGTTACCCGGTGGTAGCACACCCTGCGCTGATGTGGATGACTGGAACACACGCCCGGGACGCCCCGCGCCAGCAGGCGGCTCACCCCACGCCGTTGCAGCGCCTGATGCGCTCGTACTGGTAATCACTGCGCTAAAGCCTGCCGTACCCGGACCCGGAGCCCAAACGAGCTTACCGATTGGTGGAGCGCCGCCCGTACCACCGAAAGAACCGACGACGCCTCCGCCGCCTCCGCCCCAAGCGCCGTTCTGTGCGTCACCACCCGTGCCGCCAAACCCGCCGCCACCGCCACCGACTGCACCAAGCACCGCATTGGCTGCTGTAACCGTGGTCGTACCACCACGCGCACCGGCAGCGCCGCCAGCGCCGCCAGCGCCGATGGTGACAACCAAATCGCTGCCCGTCACCGGGATTTCAACAATCGCCAACCCGCCGAAGCCACCGCCACCACCAGAACCGCCACCGCCACCGCCACCGCACAGCAGCGCCTCAATGCGCTTGGCACCGGCCATGTGCTTGATGGTTGTGGACACCGTGATAACCGGCGTCTGGACGTATCGACCGATTGAAGTACCCGTTGATGCGCCACCACGCGATCCGATGATTCCGTCGTTCACAGGTTTGCTCCTTCAGCAATCACGCGAATTGCCTCCGCTTTCTCAGTTGCGGCACGCAAACTCCATCCTGTCGGAATCGTCAACGGCAACAATTCAGGATTAGTCACTTCAGTCATGTTCAAGCTGAAACTTTCAACTGTAGCACTAGGCGTAATTGCTGTCACTGGTACTTCTTTCCACAAGTGAAAGTTAGCACCGTCATGAAGAAATAGACGCACCATACCTGCTGTAGTGGTGACGATAGCCTTGATGTGGATAGCTCGAATGCGAGTGCCACTGGCGGCAGCAGTCATAACAATGGGAACAGTACCAGTACCGTCACGAGCAGTATTTGCAGCGCTCAATTGTGCGCTACTGACATGCGGTGCAGCCGCGAAGCTAGGTTTAAGAGCCATGATGTTTCCTTAAATTAGTCCAATTTGAACAAGTGTCAGATCAAGATCGGGCGACACTTCGTCGTCAATATATTGTAGATTAACGGCGTCTGTGGCCGCGATAGGAGTTCCCATGTTAGTGATACGGAAACCGCCCATGTTAATGTTACCCAATACAGGCGCACCACCGATTACCGCAGCAATGGCATTATCAACATAGTTTTTGTTGGCACCATCTGTACCAGCCACGGGTGTTGCGACATTAGCGAGTAGTGCATTGGTGAAATCGACAGTGCCGTCTACAACAACATTGTTGAGCGTCACTGTACCGCTAATGTTAGTGACTGCTAGAGTGGAGAATGTACCACTTGTTGCAGCAACAGCATCCGATGTCACTGTTCCTGCAAACCATGCGGATTTAAGTCGAACACCACTGCTGCCCAAGTCGATGTCGTTCGTTGTAACGGGTAGCAGCACACCATCCGTAAATCGCACTTGTTCGACAGGAACACCACCCACTTCAACAAACACACCGACACGATTGTTAGCCGTGTCAACTGCCACTTTGTTATTTCCATCAGTGTCAGCAATGGTGTTGATGAACGCACCTTCACCAGTGGTACCATTGTGGGAGTGCCCTGTAGACGCACTAAAAGCGTCACGGATTGCATTGAATTCGTTGTTGAGTGGTGTAGCCCTTACCACCTCACCGGCAACAATATCAGCCGCTGCCTGTCGTACATATCCTGCCATATTTATCTCCGATCATCCGGCGTAAATTCAATCACCAATCCTTGTAGCGTATGACCCGGATTAGTGTCAAAAGCAACAAATCGAAGTGAAATTGCAAAACCGCTACCACTGATCCCAGTCTTAATCACAGGTGACGGATTACCGTCGTACTGCGCTGTCGTGTCATACACGGCTTCGTTAAAATACGCAGCAGCACCAGATGCTGTCACTGGATAGTTAACGGGGTTTAGGGTAGAAGCACTTGCGTCTTCAAAGTTATACCTGACGCCCATTGCAATGTTTACGTTACCATTGGCGCGAGTAAATAGGTGAATGTTGTAGAAGTGTTTCCGAACAGTGGGATCGTCCATGTAATAATAGGGTGTCTGATAAACAGACAGAATCGAACGACCATTGAAGTTGCTGCCAATTTCTTGCTCAAACACCTTGCCATCGGTACCACCGTGCAGCACTACTTCTTCCAATCCGATGTAGCCGCTAGTAGCGCAAGTTGCTTGAAAATCGTTCAGGAACGAATACTCAAATCCTTGACCCGCCATCGTCTGTCGCCACCCACCCAAAATACCTGCGATTGACTCAGTATTATTAAGTAGACGAAACTGCACCTTCTCATTGATGGTGACAGCAGTGAAAGCGTCAGGGCTAATTGAACCTTCTACGATTTCCTGCACCAGCGCTGTGATGCGATCACGGATTTGAGGACTAATCGAATTGAGTTCAACGTCACCAATGCGATCAGTGCCGCTTACAGGACGGAACCCGTCGCGGGTTAGGAACACCAGATTACCAGCAACTTCAACAACGCTATCAGGAGCAACGCAACCTAGATTGGTAGTTACATCGGATGCGACAAAATTTGTCACATTGTTGCCTGTAATCTTTTTGATTTGATTTTTACCGAATACGTATAGTACGTCACGGAATGATGCAAGCTGCACCACTTCAAATCCGACATTGATAAAGCCTGAACCAGATGCCGGTGAGAAGTTTGATTCGGCCAATGGTGCAGAGAAAATTACATCATAAGGACGAGTTGAATCACCAGCAAGGAATAAGTGACCCGCAAACTGTGACACCAAACTAGGCTTAGTTGGAGCAATCCCGGTGTTAATCAAAGAGCATGTGGTACCGTTGTAGACTTGAGCGCGATTCACCCCATCTACAAATACCATCTTATTACTAGCCCATTCCAGATTAGCGTAACGAATCTTAGAAATACCAGCGTCAACAACACTGGCATCTACAGTGATAGCTGTCCACCCAGAACCATTCCAACGATAGAAATACCCGTTGGTACTAGCGTTTTCACGCCAAGCAAAAATGCCAGCATTAAGATATTCGTTAACAGCCACACCTAACACTTTACCTGTACCGGGGACAGTACCGTAAGTATTAGCATATCCGCTAATGCGACGATACCCGCCTGTGATTGCGGGTTCGTAATTAGTAAGCACCAATGCTCCACCCGGCACTTGCTCAGCCTGAGTGAATGTATCATAGCCGGTGACAATGCCACCTTGCAATGCCACCCTGTATGCGCTAATCTTGTCTGCCATTATCGAACTCGTGGACCAGAGATGTTGTAGCCATTACGCTGAGTCATTGTAGAGCGCATGTATTGCGTTTGACTATTGATAAGAATTGTTCGCATTCTGTTGATGCCTTTATCAAACTTATCTTTAGCAATTTGAGCAGCTTGTTCGTTACTACGGAACATATAAGCGTAGTACATTGCCCCGTCAATAATGACCGACCTGTACCTTTCAGGAACAGTGGGGACATCTGTTGCAAGTTGCAAATCTACAGGTACTCGGAAGTATTCGTAGACGATTTCATAATCGTTATCGGGAACAGGGACAACTCCATATTCTAGGCCACTTGTCAGAAACACCTGAGTAGGGCAGCGATAGTTTGACGAATCTGTAGTGTATTCCTGATCTACATACTTCGACAAGTATTCATCGTAAGTCATTAGCGACAATTTGACGCTTTCATTTCCGAAGACGCTATCTTCTTTAATGCGGAACGACTCAGGGTTTACAAACGCAGCATCTGACGGGAACGGGTATCGAGTGACACCATCCGTCAGAGTTTCTTCCTGCAAGACATAGTTAAACGGCCATTCGTAGTGAGTGTGGTTGATGTCACGAATCGAAGAATTTACAGCATCTTTAATGTGAGACTGGAATCCACGGGCTGCACCAAAGTTGTCAACAGTGAGTTCGACTTCATTGAGTCGACGACATGCTTCGTTAGTTAGATCGAGAAAATTATAAGCCATCACAGAGCCTTTGTACGAATTCTAATTACACGGGTTGTGGGTGAACCATCCGAAGGAGTGATCGTACAATGAATACGATAGTCCACGTTATTGTTGCCACCCGTGAGATACAGCGTTGACACTTTGTCAGTATTAGTTGCCGCTGTAGCAGTCAGACCATTAACAGTTGTTACAGGCGTGAATGAGACAAGTTCACCTGCGGCATTCTCAATTTGCCACAGCACAGACACAATTGTGCGATCTTGCAACCAACGACGCCAATCTGCCGAGTAGTCGATTGGGGTTGTAACATTGATGTTATGAATAGGCCAGCGTAAGGACATAATTTGTTATACGATGTAGACTGTGCGGTTAGGCGTCAGCGTCACAGAAGTGGTAATTACGTCTTGCGGGATAAACACCATCCTGTTAGGCGAATACGCTGTAGCAATAGCATTCTGATAAATAATACCCGCATAGAAAGCGCTTTCATTGATGACAAGAGATGCCGTCAATACAGCAGCAGACGTCGTAATTGCAGCACTGTAGAACTCATTGGTGTTCGCCAATGTCGCAGGCAATAGAGCAATCGACGATGTAACCGACGCGCTATAGAACGAATTGGTGTTATCAATTCTAGGCGCTGTTAGAGCAATGGTTCCCGCTGACAATACTGCATTGTAAAACTCATTTACATTGTCGAAGCGTGATGCACTCAACGTCACTGCACCACGAGTGATGGTGGCAGTATAGAACGCATTACTGTTGTCGAATCTCGATGCCGTCAGCGTCTGACTAGGCGCACCCTGAGTCAACGAAGCAGTGTAGAACGTCTGCGAATTATCATATCGCGTCGGAATCAGCGATATAGCACCGGGGACAATCGTAGCCGCGTAGAACGTCTGTGCGTTATCAAAACGTGCTGGCTGAAGCGTTACAGCACCAACAGTGATGGACGCATTATAGAACGTCTGAGTGTTGTCGAACCTATTAGGTTGAAGCGTCAACCCACCTTGCGTAATCGTAGCCGCGTAGAACGTCTGTGCGTTATCAAAGCGTGCAGGCTGAAGTGTTACAGCACCAGCAGTGACGGTGGCATTGTAGAAAGCGTTGTTGTTGGTGAACAACGACGTAGACAATGTAACACTACCGGGAACGACAGTGGCACTATAGAACGTGTTGCTATTCGTAAACAACGACGCGGTTAGCGTCAGAGCGCCACCAGTAGAGGCAGATGCGGAAACTTGATAGACGCGAATCTTCTCAGTGGTCTGCGTTAATGCAGCACTGTAAAAAGCATTCGCGTTATCGAATCTAGACGCAGTTAGCGTCTGCGACGAAGTTGCTCCGCTTGATAACAGGAGAAGGAGCATCTGCCTCTACCTATTAAGCGAAGAAGAAAGAGCCGCTTACATCGTTGGCAGCAAGTCCTGTGGCGGTGTTGTCAGTCAATCCTTTGGCACTGGTGACGCTGTACGTCATTGCCGTGGCAAAACCAATACCTCCGGGTAAGTTGATTTCAGAGCGCCCGTTTGCGGGAATGTCAATCTCAAACGCGGCAGCAGTGGTACCAAGCGTGGGTGCGGTGGCGTTAAACACCTTAACGCTCCGTAGACCCGTTGCGTTTGAATTTTGTAGCTGCCATCCAATCAGACGACCCGCTGACGCCTTAATCGTTGCCGAGGCAGGAGTTGCAGGCGACAGAACAGATACAAACGAAGCCGCACCAGTCGCGTTGGCACGATACTGCACACCGACATCACCGATGGCGTTCGTGCCCGCTGCAATGGAACCCGTACCAATGTTAGCAGTCACCGTACCGCTGACAGGCTGCGCGACGGGCTGACCGATTTTCTGCTGGAAGCCGTTGACGAACAGCGTCGTCGTTCCTGCTGTGGTCGCCGTCGTCAGGCGCAGTCGGAAATACCGCGCCATCACTGGAGTCGTCCACAGGCCAGCAGCGTTGAACGTGGCAGCAGCAACACCCGCGTTGGTCATCAGCGACTGGTTCACCCATGTAGTGCCGTCGTTGGAAAATGCTGACGTAACAACGCCTGTAGTACCCATGCTCGTACACTGAATCGACAGGCCACGCAGTTGCGAACAGTCGATCACCAGCAGGTCAGTGTTGATAGCGATCACACCCGCCTGAGAGTAATTAAACGCTTGCGATGGAGGCTGAGACGCGACAATTTGCTCAGTGGCGCTCATTACGCCAATTTCAATTTTGTTGTGACTCTTACCAGTGATGTAGTCGATAATTACGTTGGTGTTACTCGCAGCAGTACCAGTGTTCTCAATCAATACACCTGATCCAAGAATGTCATATTGAGAAGGTAGTGAGCGACTGTGTTCCGCCACCAAAATGTTATTGACATAAAAACAAACTCGCTCTGTCAGCATCTCGACACGATAGTCAATGAGAGACGCAGTGGTGAGTCCGTTAGGCAATGTAATTGTCGTACTTTCAGTTTCAGCAGCGCTAGGCGCACCTGTCGGATTACGAGCGCTTTCGCAAATCAAAACAGTATTGGTCGTACCTTCAGCACGAAAACGAGCAAACCATTTCGATGGTGTTCCGAAATCAACCAATCCGAAGCGAGTACTTTGGTTGGCGATACGCTGACTGATAGAAAGACGACTGCGCCACACCAAAGGTGCATAATCAAGCTGACGAGCCAAAATTGCGCGGGCACCCGTAGTAGTGCCGGATGCGAGCGTAGCTTGACCAGAGGCGACACTAATTGTTGCGCCAGCAGCAGTGACGGGCTGCACTAAGGCGCGAGAAGCTGCACCCGAAGTGCCACCGGGATAGGTTGTCGTCAATGTAAATTGCGTATTACTGTCCATAGACTCAACTTGAGTCCATGCACTTTCAGCATCTGAATCTAGTTTGAAATAGTCACCGATGTGAATATCGGCAGTATTAAATCCCGTACCAGTGACAGTGTTACCACTTACTGTTACGCTGCCAAGTGAAACAGCCAGAGACGTATTTGCAAAATTGACACGGAAAGTACCTTCGTCGGTAGTCACTGCACCACGAGTTACTAGAGCGCCATAATCGTCGACAGTGATTGGTCGCTGTGCGGTGTCTTCTGGCGGATTGTAACCGGGCCAAGTGGATACGGGCAATCCTTGCATGAGGATCGGCAACCCATTGATCGTAGAAACGTCACCGTCATTAACACCGTCACTACCGTGAATAAGTTTGACACGTTGAAAATTAACGCCACCAATATCATCTGTCGCAATTGTAGCAGTGCCGTTTTGGGGAGTGTTGTCAGCCATAATGCTTCCTCATTTATGTTTGCAATTCGAGTCTGAATCTATCAGACGTTCCTGTTGTAGTTACAGTGAATGTAGTTGTAGCAGCAACAGCAGGGGCTGATGCCCATGAACTTGTGCCAACCACAACATTACTTGAGTCGAGTAGGACAATGCGAAGTTGACCATAGTTACCCATACGATCAAAGTCAACAGGGATGTCGTAAGTACCAGCGGGAAGCGGTGACGTCCATCCCATTGTTGTAGGATCGGCAAGATTGGGGCTCGTGATGAAGTCTGCACGACTCAGTGTAGGTTCATCAATCATCGCATACAGATCACTGCCACTGCTAGGTGTCCAGCTATTGACAATGATGTCAGAGTTAGGACGATAAACTGAGACAGAGGCTACGTCGATTGTCCAAGTTGGTCGAGCGACAGGCTCAAACAGTTGCCATGGATTAACACTAAGCGCTAACATTTCCTCGTCAGTCAGCGTCCTCACCCACAACGCATTGAATGCTGTCAGATAGCCTTGGTTATTGGTGCCACCTGTCGCCACGTGAACGTCAACGCCCATGCTGCTCGGGAACAACGCAAGGTTGGATGAGTTGGTCGATCCCACCACAGCACCATTGACAAAAGCACGCAGTCCTGCGGTTGTATTGCGCCGCCAAGTAAGCCCCATGGCAAGTCGACCAGCAGAAGTTGAGACACCGTGTGAGATAGGACCAACGGTCTGCGCCGAGAAATCGCTGTACTGCACGCTAAAAGACGCTTGCCCGTTGGCAGCAAAGTCAATCAGTCGAGCGCCCAGTGCGAACGAGTTAGCTGTTGGCGACGACGAGACGCGTATACCTGCTTGCTGGTTCCCAGAATTGGCCGTGCCGTTGATGATACCCACCGACAGCGAGGAC